GGGCCGGCGCTGGCGCTGGGCCGGCCCTTCTAGCCATTCGGGGTACGGTGTAGGGGGAGGGGCTGTGCGAGGGGGCAAGATCCGTCTGAGGGGCACACAGGGGCAGCAGCGAGGCCGGACAGGGTGCAGCCCGCCGGAGCCAAGCCACCGCCCCCATGTGATGAAGCTTCATTGCTCAGGTATTTTCACGAATGTATCGCACGAACTCCTGTTGCAATGACACAGAACTTTCTGCATAACTACGCTGTCCCTCTACACCTGCGTCGATGAGTTGCTGCTTGCGTTCAAGAGTTTCCATCATGAATTGATCGACGCTGCTTTGCACGGAGACATAATACACAAGGCATCCGTGCGGATCGTTAAGCCTACCCCACGCACGACCCTCTGCTTGATCGTGAATCATGGGATTCCATCCGAAATCGTTGAACACAATCGCGGATGCAGCAGTCAGGTTCAAGCCTTCACGTCCAACATCCAGCGTCAGGACGAGGTGCTTCGTATCTGGATCGTTGTTGAACCTGTCCTGCATTTGCGTTCGTACATCTTGCGGAACATCTCCCGTGATGACATCGCAATACAACTCCTTGCCTAGCAACTCCGCGGTTTCTTTCCATGCCGTGAAGATGAGACACTTCTCTCCGTTCTCTTCGAGAGTGCGAGCGTACTCCGTAGTGTGTTCCACCTTTGCTTGCGATACAACTTGACGGAAGCGATTGATCTGTGCAAGGATCATGTCAGGAACTTCCTTCGTCGTACCGTCAAGCATGACGTAGATACCTTGGAGTACAGCGTCATACTTCTCCTTCCACTCCTTCGTCAACGTGATGTTATGATGCTGACGAATCTTCGCAGGAAGATCCTTAAGCACGTCAGTCTTCTTGCGTCGGAACATATACGGAAGAAGATCACGCTGCATACGCTTCGGAGATAGAACCTGTCGTCCGTTCGGAGAGAGATACGCACGGATGAACTCAGACTCCGAACCGAATGTCGTGTCGTCGAGGATGTTGAGGAGTGCGAAGAAGTCTAGTCCGTTGTTGACGAGCGGCGTTGCGGTGAGAAAGAGGAAGGAAGGAATGCTGCGTAGCATGGAGAGAACCTTCCATCTACCTGTCGCACGATTCTTTACGTTGTGTGCTTCGTCTACAACGCAGAGATCGAAGGACGATACAGAGAGTGCGAGACCCCAGAGAGATGTGTGCGAATCATCTTCGTCATCCTTAAGGATGGAACGAGAAAGAGAATCGTATGTGATGACGAGATGTTGAACAGACTTGTCTTGCAACAACTGAATGGATTGCGTGGTCGGTTGCGTACCATGCAAACGGATAGCGTTCTGTCCGGTGAGCTTCTTGATCTCACGCACAAGATTGTTGCACAGCGCAGGCTTCGTGATCCAGAGTGTACGAGCCTGTCGTATACGAGCGTATGCACAAGCAACTGCCGTCTTGCCTAGTCCAGTATCAAGTGCAAGAACCTTGCGTGGCGTACCGCGCAGAAGATATGCAAGCGCAGCACGTTGAAAGTTCTTGAGTGATACGGACAACACATCGGGTACGTCACCATCCTCTGCAAGTGCAAGCTCCGCAGTCGTAGACTCACGAGAGATCTGTTCGTGAATCAAGAAAGCGGAAGACTTATCGAATGATACTCGCAGAGTGGGATGCTTGTCGCGGAAGAACGGAAGCAACGCATGCCCAGTCAAAGCAGGGATGGTCCAGTATCTACCATCATTGCTCCAACGATAGCCGTCCAGTCCAGTAGGAGAAACAGTTTGCGGAAGATCAGGACGCCACGAAATCTTGAGTGCATGTTGGTGCGAAACATACTGCACCACTACGTCGATGGGGCGCGTTTCAGTTGTCATAGTTTATAGTCTCCAAGGCATGCGTAGGACCGAGCTGCACAACGTCAACGCTAGTGATGACAGCATTCTTCTGAGCTTCTTTGTACGCAGCTAGCGTATCGAGAAGTTCTGCAACTTGTGTGTGTGCGAAGACGCGAGCGGTGAGAATGTGTGCCAGCTCACGCTGCACATCCGCAAGTTCTTCTACGCGCACATCGTTGCGTGTCTCCGTTTCGCCAGTCATGGGATCGCACATCGTGACAGAGATACGAGTGCGGAAAGACTCGGCAGGAATGGAGAACGTTTCAGGATTACACAAACGGAAGCGACGCGCAGACTCTATGTATTCCGCAGCGTTGCGTGGATTGTGTGATAGTGTCCAGCGCATGCGAGCGTGTGCGATCCTAATTGCACGGCGCAATGCGTGAACGATCAAGTCAGACTTATGAGATACGACACACTCGAATGCCCAGATAGCGGACACGCGAATGTGTGGAACGGTGCCGGGTTCGATACGCATGCCACGGTGCAGCGATGAATCTATAACGCATTGCACTTCGTGGATGGGGACATTCTGTGCATCGCACTCCCGCTCATGCAACACAGAAAGAGATCGTTGCAAAGCAGGAAGTAATTCGGTTAGGTTTTCTGCTAGCATCGGGCTGCACCCCGTTGTGTAAGTTTGTTGAATGAAGATGGGGGCCGCATACGGAATTGTACACGGCCCCCAATCTTACATTATATCAGCCCAGCTTCAGAGCAAGAGCGTTGATCGCAGCAAGCAGCTCATCCTGCGTCATCGTAGCAGCCTTAGCAGCAAGGCCAGCAACCTCAGCCTTCACACCACGCGGACCCTTCGGACCCTTCGCACCCTTCTCCGCAGGAATGAACGCATTCTCCGCAGTAACACGGGCGCACAGCGTAGAGATGTACGTCGAGAGATCCACCGGAGCAACGGACAGCTTGCGAGCATCGCCGGTAATCATCGTGCGAACGAGCGTCCGCATGTGATCGTTCGCAGCGCGCAGCACGAACGCATCGAAGTTCTCGCCAGCAACCGCACGAACCTCATCCGCAGAATCAAACTCCACAACGGTGGGAAGATCCTTCGGAACCTCGAGGTAAACCTTACCGCCCTGCACCGGCAGACCGTTCGCAGCTTCCGGAGAAATCCCCGTTGCGAACGAGAGAGTTGCGGACTGCCCCTTGTTCTTGCCAGTCTCCACCTTGCCGGAACCGAACGCCACGATCTTGGACATGGTAAATCTCCTCGCAGTTAAGCGAACGATACGATGCAAGGAGATTGCGCGATGCAATCATCTTGCGGATGCGGATGACGTTGCTCATGTAATCTCCTTACATTTTGTTGCGTATGCTGACGCAACGCAGCTGCACCGTTGTGGTGCAAGGCTTAGTCCCATGCTTCCTATCTAATAGGTGGACCCTAGGAAGTCAAGGGGCATAGAGGACTATGTTAGGGAATCGAACCCCAACCCCTTAGAAAGGGGGCGCCATGCCATAGCCGGGCCAGCAGCCTACCGTTGGTACTCCCCTATGTATTCCCAATAAGGGGAAACGATGTGGAATAGTACGTTGTACGTTGCTTCATCGTTCTGTGCATGCTCAAGAAGATGTGCGATGTGCATGACGTTTGCGATTGTTGCTTCAGCAGGAACGCGGAACGTGTGTTCATCCAGCACATTCCTGCCTGAGAACGTAATGAAGTTCTGTTCGTTGTGACGTTGCATGTAGATCTTCATGTGTCAGCCTCTGGATTGTAGGAGAGAGTGAACAAAACATCTTGCTCCATCTCATGCAAGTGACGAAGATGTACGACTAGCTTGTTCTTCCCTTCGTTCTCGTGGAATGCGGATGCAGCAGCGTTGCGAATGGTGTTTGCAACCTCTTGCACAGAAGTGGAATTGAATGCGATGGCTGCGATGACTACGCGCAAGCCTGTGGGCAGGGATACGAAGATGTTGAAGTCTCCTTGCTTGTTGAAGGATAGGATGTGTTCTGTTTGCTTGAGGAAGTCATTCGCCATGCAATTCTTCGCATCGTATGCGTATGTGAAGTGCTTTGTGTGAAGTCCTGAAACGGTGCAGAATGTGAGAGTGTACGGGGACATGTTTAGTTCTCCTTTGAGTTGAGTTGTTCGCAAAACGCTCGTGCATCTTCCCATGCAGTATCGGAGTAGCCAGAAAAGTACGCGATGATTTTATCTTCTACGGTATCGCGTACAGAATAGCTGTCGAGAAAGCCATCCCTTTCATGGTCAATTACAAAGCGCTTCTTTTCTGGTTCTTCCCTCCAATCACAAGTAAGCTTGTAAACGTAGCTACCTAGCTTAATGATATAGGGTGCGCCTTCCTCGTTCCATGTTTCGATGATGCGATTACGAATCTCCTCGTAATGTTGGGTTTGTTCGTCGGAATCTTCGACCATCTCGAAATAATTATCGAGATGCCAAAGAATTGTTTTCTTTGCGTCATCGAAGCTATCGTGTTCTGTCGGTTCGGAATCCGGCAGATAGCCGGGCATATTGTAGGATACGATGAAGATTTTCATGTTCAGATCTCCCTGTAGAAGGGTGCGAGTTCGTTGTACAGGATCTTGTTGCAAGCGTTGTCGTAAATCATCTTGCCAACTTCGGTAAGAGAAGAAACGCGAAGCGAAGGCGAAGGACGGAAGTATCGTTGCAACTTACAGAGTCTAGCGTAGGAATCGCTCTTCTGTCCACCGTGGCAATCGGAGAGTGCAAGATACCACGCTTCCACGATGTCGAATCTGGTGACTTCCATGTTTTAATCCTCGAAGAAGATGAAGGTAACTTCTATCACAGTATCACCGATGTTCGTCATGTCATTACGCCATGCGAAATACGGATCTTGCTCTACTTCCGTTTCGATGGCGTGATAACCCTTAAGATTGCGAGACTCCAACCAACGATTGCAGGTGTTTACTTCCTGTGCTGACATATCCGTAACTTCGCCAGTCTGGAAGTAATACTCTGCCCACGTTGGGATTGTGTACTTTTCTCTGCGCTTTACTTTCATGTTGTTCTCCGTGTTGTGTTGTGTTGTGCTGCGGGAAACTACAAAATGCACGGCGTGGAATTGCACCACGCTAGAAGTCTAACACTTCCGTGCAGCGTTTGTCAAGCGGCTTTTGCTTTGGCGTATCGCACAAGATCCTGCGTCCCCTGCGGAACACAAGTAAGAATCGTAACAGGTTGATTCAATACCTTAGACGTATGCTCACGACGATTAATCAAGAATTCTTCGCAAATGCTGTTCTGGTAAATCGTAGTCGTAAGGCTGTATCGCGTATCGTTGAAATAATAAACAGGATTCGCAATGTCACCACCCGGCGTATCGAACTCAAACAAAGTTGTTCCGTATGAATAGATGGCGACGCCATCCGTCCAAAAGGAAGGAACTTTCTTGTAGCATTGGCCGGAATTGAAAGCTTGGAAAACTTTACGGGCGTTGATACGCATGACGTATACTCCGTGTTGGTGGTGGTTTATGCTGAGGGACTACGGAGAATGGTAGCGCGTTCCATTGCAGAACGCAAGGGGCTATTTCCCGATACCTTAGATGCTGGGTTCTACTGTGTTTTCTATTGGTACAGAATCGACGGGACAAATACGCCGATAGGCTGGCGTAGGTAGGTGTAGGCGTCTATGGTCGGTGTGGTCGGTGTAGTCTGTGGGAAGTCTAGGAAAGGTGCGTAGGTACTGGGGGGATATATGGTTTTTTTACTTTCCAAGATATTTTGACCATTAGAGAAAGGTCTAGGACCTGACATCTAACCCCTTAAAAAATAAAACTATATACAACCCAAAAATCCCCATAACTAAATAGGGCATTTTCTATTTATTGTTCTTACTGAGCGGTTGCGGTAGCATCCTGCACAAATACTGCGCGCTTTGTCTTATCTTCCACGGTGGGAATTTCCTCAATGTTCTTTGTGATATACTCGCAAAGGAAATTGCGTCCCTTTGCTTTCATCATGGCAACGGCGCACCGGCGGATTTTGCTTTCAAGATACGTCAGCCGCAATTCTACACCTTGCTTTTCCTGCAGAAAATCGGCTAGATCTTCCAAAGCTTCCGCTATTTCTTTTTCGTCGGCTTTTGTTTCCTGCAAAAGCTTGACGATCTCCGCCTGACGTGCTGCGCGGCGTTGCGCCCGTGCGATTTTCTCGCCAATCTCATTTGCCTCTGAAATGGTGGCAAGAATATCCTCCCGCGTGAATGATTCCACAACCTCTGCGGGAGTGGCACGGGGCTTTTTAGTTTCCTTAGTTTCCGTAGCGTTGGACATGATTTTTATTTCCTTTGTTTGTGAGTTAGGAAATAAATAGAAAATACCCCCAATTTAATTATGGGGAGTTTTTAGGTTGTCAAATAGCTGCGGCAGGCGTGCCGCCCGATCCGGTTAGAGGGTATGGGTAACTTACACAACCCCCGGCGCAATGCAAGAGCATTTCACACGTTTAATCAAATCTTAATAGTTTAGGCGCGCCTAACTTTCTGCACCCCATTGCAAGAACCATACCATGATACTGCACTATCAATAAATCGTCCTGGCGTGTACAGCGTTATATCACCTAACACCGTTAGGCCACAGCAAGATCCGTACCACGGTAATGATAGCGCAGTATCAATAACCAATTGTGTGTCGCAACACATAGTGTGACCACACGCTCACCATGTGATATTGCGTTCGCATTATCGTATGCGCTCTCGTGCATCTACGCATACGCGCATCTGTGTATGTACGCATATACGCATACGCGCATACGTCCCGCGCACGCACGCACGCATCCCCAAGGGGAGGGGAGGGGGGAAAACTCGGTGAAGCCCAAAGCATCATACAAACTTTCAAATTTCTGCATAATTTTATAAACTTGCCTACACTTACCTACACACATCTTGTCAAACACTTGACCTACGCACATATTCCCCTCATCGCCCGTCCTCCGTCCATCCTCATCCCATATCCATCATGTCGCTAGCATTCGATGCACGCATTCATGACGTAACCGTCCCGACGGGACAAAATGCTTCGCGTTGGATTTTCGGAACGTATGAATACTCCGACGCGACGGCCATCACCATTCAATCGCCAGCGGGCCTCGACGCTGGAACTTGGACCATCGAAGTTTCTAACGATGGCACGACTGCTTCTGCACTGAACGATGGGACTTCTGACATTCCCGTTCCTGCGGCTGGCAAGGCTCGTCAGTACATTGAGATGATTGGTTTCAAGTTCTTCCGTATCAAGTGTTCCGTTAACGTCGCTGAGACTCGCACCTTCCTCGTGTCGAAGCAATGGACTGTGTGATATGTCTAGTCTCATTCTAGCTGCTCCAACTGGAGTCGGGGGCACGCAAGCAACATCAGAAAGAGTCGTACTTGCAGCACATGATTTTTCTGATGCCGGGCCGGGTACGTTTGTAGAGACTGGCGGTAGCTTTATCACATATCCTACAGGCGCAAACGGTTACAATTCTTCTCCGCGTATCGCTAGGCTTTCTACTGCTTCCGGAGATCAAGTTGGCGTCATCCAGCTATCGCGAGAGATAACGTCGGAGAATTGGCAGAACGGAAACTTTCTTGGCTTCATGTATGCAGTGCGTTTCAGTGCAACTACCATCTCGAATCTCTCCGTTGCTTCCGGTGGTGACGGGCCTCAGATCAAGTTGCATCTGCTTCGCTCTGACGTATACCAGCTTCCTAACGTAAACATTACTCCGACGTGGACCGTACACGGAATCGGTACGAACTTCTACGGTGGTAATAATCTTATCATCCAGAATGACTACGGCAACACAATCTACTCTCCGGCCATCGGCTTTACCGTAACAGCAGATCAGTGGGTTGTCGTGCAGACTGTTCTGTGGGAAGATTCTCAGGGTAAGGCAAGAACGAGAAACTTCTACAACGGTATCGTACAAGGGGGCGAGAGATTTAATAATTACTCCACCAGAATTGAATACGAAGGAGGCTATGGTGGAACTAACAAGGTTCCGAATATCGTATGCAATCTTCGTATCGGCATGGCGTACTTCTCGCACAGAGCAAATAACTTTGTTGTGGATATTGGAAAGATTGCAATCTGTCGTGGAAACTCTCCAGAAGCTGCGACGATGAGCATCGCACAATTCAACGCACAGCCTAACATCTGATGCCTACAGTTTTCGCTGATACTTTCACGGGAACCAACGGGCAAGTTCTTTCAACGAGAACTCCTTCGATTGGGACATCGTGGACCGCGCTTGCAAACGGAGCAAACGCAACGATTCAAAGCAACACGCTTGAGATCAACAACGCAACGACGGCGGGATCTGAGTACAGAGCGATTGGCACGACCATCATTGCCGATGGTTACGTTGAAGCTGATTGCTGGACGCCAATCGTTACGATTGACCAAGTTAATTATGTTTTTAGGATGCGCGTCCAGAATTCTACAAATTTTTATTTTGCTGGATTTTCGCCCGCATCGTGGCTTCCTCCGGCTCTCACCATCTGGAGTAAGGTTGCTGGCTCTGATACTCTACTTGGTATCTTCCAATCTGGGTTTAATCCTCCCAGAAATCAATTCAACAAGGTTAGATTCAGCTGTCAAGGTACCTCGCTAACTGTAAACTTTAACGGTGTGACAGTTATATCAATCACTAATAGTCAGTTTAGCACGGGATCTCATGCTGAGTTCCAAGCAAATGCTGACGCATCAAACAGTCTTTGCCGGATGGATAACTTTGTAGCATTCGAAGGTGTCCCCACGCTAGGTAAGTTTCGTCCCTACTACGCCGAATCCACATGATTAATACCGCATACCAAGTAGGTACGACTGGAGTAACCGTCTACCTCAGGGCATTCACCGTCACGACTGGCGATGTTGTCACCAGTTTGACCAACGGTACGTCTGGACTCTCCCTTTTCTACGTTAGAAATCGAAACGCTCGCACTAACTTTACTCCAGCTGCTCAGACTGTCGGTGGCGTGTGGGCAGTTGGTGGCTTCATTCACGTTGCTGCTGGCGTTTATCGTGTCGATGTGCCTGACGCTGCCTTCGTTTCCGGTGTCGATTCTGTAATCATTGGAGCTGACGGCGTGGCAGACGTAATGTTTATCCCGGCTCGCGTTGATCTTCTCGGTGCGAATCCTCGCGCAGCTGTCATTAACGTCAACGTCGCACAGATCAACAGCACTACCGTCAACGGCAACGGCACTTCTTCTCCTTGGGGACCGTAACACATGGCTGATAACGTCCAAATTTCTGCTGGCGCAGGCACGACGATTGCGACTGACGAGGCTGGGACCCCTCTTCGTCACTTCCAATACGTCAAGCTTGTCGATGGAACGGAAGGTTCCACTACTCCCATCTCTGCTGTTGACGGTGGGCTGCATATCGCTGGCTACGAGCCCGACGGTGCGAAGCTTCTCGTTGGTACTGCACGCGAGCGTTTCTTCGATAACTTCCACACTTGGGATGTTTCTCCCACGGGTCCGTGGGAAATCGTACAAACTGGCGTGGACCACGGCATTACTGGTCCGCTTGGTGGTGCTGCTGCTGGTTCTTCTCCTTATATCCAGTTTACTTCCGGTACGGCGATCAATCAGCAAACCATCGTTCGCTCCCGCAGTAACTTCAAGGCTCCAGTCGAGCTTCGCTTTCAGCTGACGGCTGATACGCGTATCGTCAATACTACGTTCCGTATTGGCTTCCTTGAAGTTGATCCTACTACTGGGGCAGTTATCACGGAAACTGTTCGTTCCACTGCTCCTGCTGTGCTGAACGCGCGCAACGCTGTGATGCACCAAGCTACTGGTACGGTTGCAACTACCAGTGATCTCGTCGTTCGCTCTGCTGGTGCTGCCCTTGATACGCTTGCTACTGCTTTTGGTACTGGCTTCACCACCGTTGCAACTGGTACTGGGCCAAACTGGATCGCTGCCACGACGTATTCCATGTCGATGGAGCGTGATAAAGTTAATTCGCGTGCTTGGGGCCAGAATCTTCTCACGAATACTGGTGGTCAATTCGGCTATGACCGCACGTTTCCTGACCTCACTAAGACGTACAAGCTCTATATCATCATCGAAACTGGTGCGACTGCGCCCGCAACTGCTGTAAACTGGCGTCTGCATAGCGTCAATCTGATGGATGCGACGCGCTTTGACATCTCTCCGCGCAATCCCGGTACGCAGGATGCGTCGAAGGCGATGTCCGTTGCGGTTGTCAATGCCCCTACCGTTACGGCTAACGTCGCTGGACAAACTGCACACGACGGTGTTCTTTCTGGTAATCCAGTCCGTATCGGTGCCCGTGCGATTTCTGCTGCATACGCTACTGTTGCAACTGGCGATGCGGCGGATCTTATCTCCACTCTGCAAGGTGTTCTCGTCACTCGTCCGTGGCAGATCCCTGAACTTGAGTGGAGCTTTGCATCGGCTGCTGGTGGTGTGATTAATACTACCGACGTCGTGCTTGCGGCTGCGGCTGGTGCCGGTCTTCGTCGATACATTAACAGCATGACACTTTCTAACAACAGTGCAACTGCCACGGAAGTCGTGTTGAAGGATGGTGCCACGATCATTTGGCGTGGGCATCTTCCGGCGAACGCACCAAACATCAACATCAACTTCCAGAGTCCGCTTCGCACTACGGCCAATGCTGCTCTGAACTTTGCTTGCATTACCACTGCCGCAGCTGTCTACGTTAACGCGCAAGGCTATACGGCTGCATGATAACTACCCAGCATGCCGAGTACATCGAAGGCGGCTGGTTTGTTACTGCGCTCTATGTAGATGCAAGCGGAACAAGACTGGCCAGTTACATCGTAGACCTACCTGAAACTGCGACAGTCACTGAACTCGAAGCATACATCATCCTTCTGCTCACGGGATAATGCTCGTACTTCTGCTTAAGGCAGAACCTGTACTCCCTCCGTATGAGCCTGCTACTCCACCTTGGGTTGCTGATTGCTGGCAACCTGGGGTGTGGGGCAGGAATACATGGGGAGAAGGTTCTACTCCGCCAACTCCCGGCGGAACTGGATTTGGTACTCCTGCATATAAGAAGCGTTTCTACTGGTACTTCCGTCGGAGGAAATAACATGCCGCTCAAGAAGGGCTCTTCTAACAAGACTATCTCCGCAAATATTCGTAAGGAGATGAAGTCTGGTAAGCCTCAGAAGCAAGCCATCGCTATCGCTCTTTCTGCGGCTGGTAAGTCCAAGAAGAAGGCGAAGAAGCGGAGTAAGTAATGCCTCGTCTATATTCCAATAGAGCGCAGACGACTCTCGCTTCGTCTATCAACAACGTCACAAATACGATCACCGTAGCAAACGGTGCAGTCTTTCCTACTCCAGTCAACAACGACTTCGCTATCCTGACGATCCAAAGCGGCGCACTCTTTGAGCGTGTCCGTCTGACGGCTCGTGCTGGTAACGTACTCACTGTTGTTCGTGGAGCGGACGGAACTACTGCACAGAGTTTCACGGCGCCCACATCTACCGTAAGTCTTAACCCTACGGCATCCTCCTTTGAGGATATTCCTTACTATGGAAATCCTGAAGGCAAGACGGGCATCTTCTCTGGTGGTGACATCGTTGGTGTAACCACTGGGTTGAACATTACCATTGGTGCTGGAACTGGCATCCTCAATGGTAAGTATCTTTCGTGGGCACAGCAGACCGTTACGACACCTAATGCTAATTCTATGGTGTTCATTAACGGTTCTGGAGTGTTGGCTGCGCGAAGCATTGCAGGCGGAGAGACACTTCCCATTCCCGCCGAGATCCCAGTCTACCGTACATTCGTGACGGCTGGTGCAATTTCTGCAATCATTCCTGCTCACACTTACGTTCGTCAGGGGCCTCGCGGATACCTTGATCCGTATGCCTTTGTGCGAGCTTGCGTCGTGCCATCTGGTCCGTATGCTGGTGCTGTGGCGCAAACTCCGGGTGCAAATATCAATTGGTACTTCTCGAACATGGGGTTGTATCCCTTCTGCGAGGAGCTTCCTTCAATTGTACAGGCGCACCTTGACGTACAAAACACTGCGATCTGGTCCTCTGCCACCGGAACTGGCAGCACGAATTGGACCACGTTACACGGTACAACTTGGAATAACTACTTCAACTGGCCCTTCGACGTAAACACTCCGACGGGAACTCCTGCACTTGTTCGTGCAGACTCTCACGGAGCATACGCTGGAGCATATGCACGACTTGCTGTGCGCTTTGCACGGAAGGCTCCCAACGGACTTGCTTGGTGGGACGCTAACGTAGGCTCCGTGCAGAATGCTCTTTATCAAAACATCTACCTTCGTCAGCGTCTTGCTGCTGGTTACGCCACGGAAACATTCCAAGATCCTACGGTTTATCCATTCTGTCAAACGATGGACAACACCGAGGTCTATCGTGGCTACTCCGACGCAGTTGCTCTCATGACGGAGCGTGGTGGGGCACAAGCAGCATGGGCTGCACTCTACGGAGGAGCTGCAACCAACGTGAGAAGTGCCCTTCAGGGCTTCTGGAGTAACACTGCAAACATCAACGGTGAGACTGGATGGCTTTCCGTTCGCTTTAACAACGGTGCCGGCACCATCGACACCAATAATCACACCAATTTCTATCCTGATATTCAAGTCTACGCTCACCTTTTTGCGATGGATGTCCCGCTGCATACCGATTACAACACGAATCGGGATCGCTTGGAGCGTTCTTTCAACTGGATGCTCTCAAAGACTCCTTGGGCATGGACCAATGGTCGCTCTTACGACGTGTTTCCTTGGGGTTTTGGCGCTGCGGCAGCAGCAAAAGCAGGACGTTACGACCTTGCACTTGACTGGATCAAGAGTTTTGAGCTGAACTTTCTCTACAACGCCATCGGATACGTTCAGATTCAAGAGGTTGGGTGGTACAAGTACACACAACGTGTGCTTGGTGGGGAAACTCTTTCCTAAGGGAGCTATGTCATGCCAAAGAAGACGACTAAAAAGGAGAAGATGTGCCCAAAGTGCAAGAAGCCGATGTCGAAGTGCAAGTGTAAGTACTGATGGCTGGGAAACCAACGAAGGTAGGGAACGCATTCAAGCTTCCAAAGCCTTCAGCGAAGGGCCCGAAGCCCAAAATGACGTACAACAAGCGTCTTCTCACCAAGATGAAGACTCGTCTTAAGCGTTCACCGTGAGGTAAAGATGGCTGGCGCCGTCGGAAACGTTCCTAATCGAAGTGGTTTTGCTTCCTACGTCGTCAAGGATTGGCAAGCATGGATGACTGAGGCTGTCATTCTGCATGCTTCGGGCATGTCGATTCCTGAACTCCGTGTTAAGTTTGGTCGCGGTGATAGTCACATCCGCAACATCCTTAACACGGAGCAGGCTCGCGAAATTGTCCGAAAGATCGAAGCACAATCCTTAAAAAACGTCGAAGCAAGCTCATCTTCCAAGCTTTCAGCTATTCGTGACTCAGCTTTGTCCTCCATGCAGCAGATGCTTGACAGAGATGATCTCAAGATAAAGTCACCTTTTGCATTTTGGGAAGCAGCTCGCAAGACGTTGGATACTGTATCTCGCATGTCTGCCCCACCGCCTCCGGCTCCAGCTCCAGGCGCAACCGTAAATATCCAGCAGAACATCGTGAACGCATCGCCAACGATGCTCAGTCAACTACGTTCTGCTCCGTCTATGGCCTCCATCGAAGTGCCGGATAATGTCGAATATCTCGGATCTCCACCTCCCGTCCAGCAAGCTGAGGGACCAGTTCTCAGATCAGGAGTTCACGGATCTCAGAATCAAAGCAAAAACGGATTTACTCTTCTTAGCACAGGGAGTCCTCCTTCCTCCAAGTAAGCTGGAAGGTTCTCGTTCCGACTATCCAGTATTTCGTCATCTCTTTGCGTGGCTGAAGCGACACGAAGTTTCGCAGAATCGTCTTGTTCTTCTTCCTCGTTCGCATCGCAAGACTACATATGCGACAGCGATGGACGCTTTGCAGACAGCTCTGCCTGACGACGCGGATGTTTGTCCGTATCCTCGCAATCTCGGACCCAACGTTCGCATTGCAATCATGCACGAAACGGACACGATGGCGTCCAACATCCTGCATGAAATTAAGAACTGGGTTCTTTCCAACGACACGCTACGCTTTCTCTTTCCTGACATCATCCCAGAATCTCGGACGCGCCGCGTAAACACTTCACAGCTTGAGTTCAATCGTCAAGCAACGTGGAAGGAACCTACGTTTGAAACGATGGGCGTCGGCACGAAGGGTCAAGGACGTCACTACAATCGTCTGAAGCTCGACGACATTTACGGAACGGAAGCACGAGATAGTCCCACGGCTCGCGCAAAGACGAAGCAATGGTTCGACGAACTCCAGCCATTCCTCGTTACTCCTAAGACGGACGGCTTCGATCTCGTAGGAACACGATACGATCACGAAGACGTATACGCGCACGCGATGGACAAGTTCGGAGAGAAGCTTCCACGTTACATTCGCTCCGTCATTGAGTTCAATCCAGAGACTCAGCTATACGAGCCCATCTTTCCGGAGATGTTCACTCTAGAGTCTCTGGAAGAACTCAAGAAGAACCAGAAAATTTGGACTTCTAACTATCTCAACGCTCCAGACTTCCGTGAAACTCGCGATCTTGACCCTTCTTGGATCAGGAACTTCGAGTGGCTTGATAACTCAAAGAAGACCGTGGTTGGTTTCACAGGCACGGAGCGCATCAAGCGTCATGTCGATCAGCTAGATAAGCTTCTCTTCATCGACCCTGCTGTCGAAGGGGATGCTGGTTGGATCATCACAGGATCAGATTACGTTTCTAACAAGCCTCATATCTTTTGCTTGGAATCTTTCCGTGGGCCCATCCCTCCGGATAAGATGATCGCAAAGATCTTCACAGCGGTAGAGAAGTGGGGCCTTCGCGCAGTTGTGATTGAGGAAGTCCTCTTCTCTAGACTGTATCGCCACTGGCTTCAGTCTGAGATGCGGCATCGCAACTTCTTCTTCACGATCATTCCTGCAAAGACGAAGCAACGAGACAAGGATGCTCGCGTTCTTGGTTTGACTCCATACTTTAACGCAGGACAAGTCTTCTTCCATAAGGATCAGCAAGCTCTGCATACTGAATATATGCAGTTCGGCTTGGGATCTTCGTATCACATCCTCGATGCGCTTGCATATGGTCCTGAGTTCTGGCGTGCAGCCGTGGATCGTGGAGCCATCGTGCGTCGTAAGAGTGCAGAAGAGAAGTTCTTGTCTCTTCGGAATCCTGTCACCGGCTACACGAGGATTGCATGAGGCTCCAGCAACTCCAACAATCCCGCGCTACGACTCTCACCGGAAGTCTTGCAGCTATCTCCGGTATCATCATCGCTTTGATCCCACGCAACGTATGGGATGCTTGCTCCACTGCTGTGCAGGAGACTGGCTCCCCGCTCTTCACTAGCGTTCTTCTCATCGCAGGGATCTCTCTAACTGTTATCGGTCCTTCCCTTGCATCTCGACCCCAAGAGCGACGCGGCGAAGATCATACGCCGGATGAAGCGTCTTAAGAAGAGCTTCGTTCCACGCAAGGAATTTCTGAAGAAGTGGTCCACGCTCCGCAACGCACTATACAAGACTCCAGAGTATCAATGCTTCCTGCGAGAAGTGAGACTTCGAGCCTTGTATATGTGCGAGCGGGTGTGCGGCAAGAAGGGAAGGCACGTTCATCATAAGGTTCGTGTATACGACGATCCTACTCTTGCGGTTGAACCTGACAATGGAGAGTTCTTATGCGTAGCGTGCCACCGCAAGGAGCACAAACATTCCAAGACCACTTGAATAAAATGATGCAAACACTTGGCGTAAAGGCAAGCATCCCACAAATGCCTACTATGCCCACGAATGCAATGCCGACACCAGAAGAGCTAGGCGCAAGTAACTTTGCTCCGCTTATGACGCAAATGGTGGATCCCCGTAGCGGATATAACACATTCACTAACATGCTTGGCGACATCGTTGAGCGCACAGGTAATGCAAACTTTCGAAACAACAATTTTGGAAACATGCGTTGGAGTTCTTGGCAAAAGCAATTCGGGGGACAGCGTGGGGCCAACAGAGACTTCACTGTGTTTCCTACGCCAGAAGCTGGACGTGAAGCATTGTATCATCTGCTATTCAATCTGAAGTACAAGGATCTTAACATCAAGCAGATGGTTCCAAAGTATGCTCCAAAGAAAGACAACAATGATGAGAAGCAGTACACAAAGTTTCTTATGGAAGGCATGGGCGGAAATCCTGTTCTCGGTAAGCTGAAGGAAAAAGATCGGCAGAAGTTCCTTGATCTCGTCATGACCATGGAAGGAATAAGAAATCCCAATGCACAGAGTGGCGTACCGTCTGAGCGCATCATTGGCAGGGCCACTCCCATGATTGGTCAAGCAGATACCTTCAAGCTAGCGGACATGGCTCGTGCATTGCAAGCGAAAGCGCCCACATCTTCCCGTTGACGCACCGACCTACTAGAGTCAGTCTACCACAGGAGCGCAGATGAGTAAAGATCCGCGTCTTGCAAGAGCGGGAGTTTCTGGGTACAATAAGCCCAAGCGCACTCCCAATCATCCAACGAAGTCTCACGTCGTTGTCGCAAAGCAGGGCGATACTATCAAGACGATTCGCTTCGGACAACAGGGTGTCACGGGAGATAAGTCTCCCACGAAGCGCCAAGCATCCTTCAAGGCACGTCACGCGAAGAACATCGCGAAGGGTAAACTCTCAGCCGCTTACTGGGCGGACAAGGTGAAATGGTGATGAAGAAGCCATTCTGGGATAAAGCCAATCCGAAGAAGCAGAGCAAGAAGCTTTCTCCTGCACAGAAGTCCGCTGCGAAGGCTCGCGCCAAGAAGGCTGGGCGTCCATACCCAAACCTTGTTGATAACGCTGCTGCTTCACGAAAGAAGAAGTGATACCGAAGCTGCGTCCGTGAGCGCAGCGAACACGCAGCAAGGTAGCCCCCACACCGAAACCTGCGGGAACGCACCGAAAGGGAGCCACCACACCGTCCCGAAGAGCCCCGCCGGAACCTGCCCCCACACCGAAACTATTCGGAGCGCACAGATGGCAGCCTTGGATGAGATTAACGTAGATGCTCTTGAGCCAGAGACTACGTCTGATATTGTCAAGGATTCTATTGCCAAGCTTTTCTGGCATTGGTATCACATGAATCTTGATCATCCCGTCACTACGATCAGAGTTTGGTTCATTCGCAGGACTGTTCAAGTCAAGGATCTGAAGGCAATCTTTGAGCTTCTTTTTGGCCCTGTCAGGTACGTCTGATGGCACGGCAACTTGATCCAGATCCAGAAATCTTAGATGCTCTAACAACATACGTTGCTGACGAGCTTCTGAATCATCATGCAGAGCGTGGCAAGCTTGAAGATCGTTGGATCAAGGAGCAGACAGAGTTCTGGGCAGAGCCTTCCGAGTCTTCACCAGAGCTTCCTGTTACTGGCTTTGCATCCATCATCGTTCCGCTTACTGCAATCGCTGTCGAAGCTGTCCATGCACGAGATATGGGACAGCTCTTTGGACTCAAGGAACTTGTTACGGTAGATGTTCACCCTGACTTTCAAGATGCAAAGCAGGGACTTGAGCAGCTATTCAATAATGAGTTTCTTAACGTTATGGAGTTTCGCAAGAAGGTAGAGTCTCCTCTCTTGCAGATGACCAAGAACGGAACCGGCATCATGACTGTCGGTTACCGTGAGGTTAAGACGAACGTTGTTCGTACTGCTGAAGGAAAGGAGATCAAGGTTCCAGTCTATCGTCAGAAGGGAACCTCGATTGATGGCGTAGATGTCAATGACTTCTACATGCCCTTCTACTCTACCGATATTAGTGATTCTCCTTGGGTTGGACATCGCTTCAAGATCTCTGAGTATACCCTGAAGCAGATGGTTGCAGCTTCTCAGCTTGCTCCAGACGCTTACGAGAAGCTTAGTGGATATTACATTGGCATCAGTCAAGACGATCAAGCTCTTGCTACTATTGAAGCTTTGACGGATACTGTTCCTGTCTACCCGTCTGAGATCAAACTGACTCGCGTTCTTCTTGATTACGATGTCGATGGCAATGGCGAAGAGTCTTCCATCGAAGTCATCTTCCACGAAGAGTCTCGTCAGATCCTTTCTCTTGTCTATGCTGAAGAGCGAGACTATGAGAAGGGCGTCTACATTCCAATGGAATATCGTTGGTATGGATACGGCATCGCAAAGCAGAACAATCAGTTCCAAGAAGAAGTTACTGCCCAGCATCGTCAGCGCCTCGATAACGCGACGATTGCGAACATGGCAATGTTCAAGGTTAAGAAAACTGCATCTTGGATCAAGGATGATGAGCCTATCTTCCCCGGCAAGAAGTGGTTCGTGGAAGATATGGAAGACATCCAGCCCATGTTCATCGGTGATGTCAAGGCGTCTGCGTACAACAATGAGAATCAAGTCGTCATCTATTCTCAGCAGCGTACTGGCGTCAATGAGCTTACGCTAGGCATGCCAAACGTTGGTACTCCCGGTACGGCTTCCGATTCTCTCGCTCGCGTACAAGAGTCCAACCGTAAGTTTGATTATACCTACAATAACAAGAAGGACTTCCTGAATCGTGTTGTTGCTCGGGCAGCGCAGAACATCATTCGTTACGGTCCAGTTGATCGTCAAGTTCTCACGCTTGTTCCGAACGCTTCTCAGGTTGAACTCTTCATGCGTGACATCGAGCGCGCAAAGAGTAAGATCTTCTTCAACATTCAACTTGCTGGCGCTAAGAATAATAAGATTCTTGATCGCAATACCTATACGCAACTCGCTGGCATGCAGACTCAGTATTGGACTCAGATCCTTGGCCTTGCACAGCAGATGCAAGATCCTGCTTTGATTCAAGCCATGACTACTGCGGCACTTCGTGCTGCCGATCAGATCAATCTTGAGATCCTGCGTGCGTTTGATGTGCCTAATCCCGAGAAGCTAATCTTCAACTTCGATGCGTACAAGCCCGCTCAGATTTCTCCCAGCGTACAACCCCAAGCTCCAGCAGCACCTCAAGGAGCTAATGCAACTCCCGCAGGGGGAATCACTTCTGTTCTTGCTCCAAACGCTCGAATCGAAACACCTAACGTCACTACGCAAGGCGGATTTCCCCCCGGCTTATCACTTGCAGGGTAAGCTGGATCTTATCGAAGAACTGCAAGCAACTTTAACTGAGGCAAAGGAACATGGACGTCCAGCAAGATGATCTTCAGCAAGACGTTGGGCAGGACACACACCTTGACCAACAGGCTGACACACAGCAGATTGATGCACAGCAAGCCCAACCAGCTCCTATTCCGGATCTTGATTGGCGTTCGTTGTATGCTCAGTCTGTTCGTGAGCGGCAGCAGCGTGAGTTGGAAATCGAGCAGCTTCGTCAGCAACAGCAGCGTCCTCAGCAGACTGAGAACCTTGACGTTACTGACGCTGACATCGAGAAGCTTGGTACCGTAGAGACTATCTCTCGTATTGTCCGCAAGCAACTTCAAGATTCGCTTGCTGATGTTGGTGAGATCTCTCGCGACTTCAAGCGTCAGAAGCAGATGGACAATGCTGAGACTGCGTTCTACCAGCAGTTTCCCCATCTCACTCAGTATCGTGATGTTCTGTCTTCCACGATTCGTGGCCAACTTCAGAACGCACCGAACGTCGATGCTTCTACGTTTGCAACTCAGGCATTCGCTACGATTGGCTACTACACCGCCATGAATGCCGCCACTCCTGCTGCTCCCGTGTCCAATACTCCTCCTGCTCGTCAGTCTGTTCCTGCTACGCGCACTAGCGGTGCCCCTACTCCCACCGCTGGCAGTGTTCGTAAGCTTTCTGAGCTTGAGCGTACTGCGATGCGTCGAGCTGGTTTTGATCCCAACAAGCGCGATGACGTGACTGCCTTCTTCGCCATTGTTGATAACGATGAGGGCATCACCGTATGACTACTCCTATCAAGCCGACCGATACGGTTCCGCAGCCCACGCAGCAAGAAGTTATCGAATACAAGCGTCGCTTGTTCGAGACTGCTGATCGGTCGTTCGTGAATGATCGACTTACCGTTGCGCTTCCGGAACACCTGCACGGCGAATGGATTGGTGTCGATGAGTTCTCGCAGTTCCATGCTCAGGCCAAGGGTTATATTGATGGCACCGAGTTCCTTCGGCCTGAGAATGTGATGCACGAACGTCCCGATGGTTCGACTGTTGGTGACGTGAAGTTTATGGTTATCCCTAAGTGGAAGTATGAAGTTCAGTTGGAGCAAGCCGCTCTTATCTCTGAGCGCAACAGCGGCATCAACTCGGATACTGCTAACGAACGGTACAAGGCTTACGCTGCACAGCTTGGCCTTGGAGTTGAACGCGAAAAGTCAGTTGGTCGTACAATCTCTGGTGACGAACTCCAAGCACACCTTCCGAGGTAAAAAGAAATGGCTCTTCCGATTCGTCCGGCTTACGCCGAGTCGAGCGGCACTCCGTCGATCCAGCATCGTACTATTGGCGCAGCCCAAACTTTTAAGATTGGCGCTCCTCTAAAGTCGTCTGCTGGTCTGGCCGTTGAGGCTACGACTGCCGCTGATGCTGCTACGAACCTTATCGGGTTCTCCAATACCATTCCAGAGTCCACTTTTGGTTATGGTGCTGCGGATAGCCCGGCTACTGTGACTGGTCGTGAGAACACCGTTGCGGTTGTCGTCGGCAATCGCTCCACTGTTTTCTACGGGCAGATCTCGACTGGTACTTCTGCTCTCGTTGCTCCTGCTGTTTCTGACATTGGCGTTGCTTACGGTCTTGTCAAGCAGGCTGATGGCTACTGGACTGTCAATCGTTCTGATACCACGAACCTCGCTGTTACTGTCACTGCTATTGATACTAGCGTTGACGGTCCTGGTCGTGTGTACTTCAAGATCCGTCAAGCCTCCCTCGCTGCCTAAGGAGAATAGTTAACAATGTCGATGATTCAGCAGCATCGTCTTCTTGCACGTCCTGGTCTTCGTCGGGACTTCCAAGATACGATCAAGAAGTTCCCGCTTATGTACAACAAGTACCTGAAGGAGGGTACGCACGGCGAGCCTGAAATTTCTGCTACTACGATCGTTGGTCCGAATCGTCTTATGCAGAGCCGTGAGCTTGAGCCTGTCATCTATCAGGAGGTTGTGTCCGGTCCTAAGGTCATGGCAGTTGACAAGACCTACAAGGGCGGCTACTTCCTGTCGAAGGAAGCGATCGACGATGACCAGTACGGTAAGCTGAACCAAGGCGCGAAGTGGCTGGCCGAGGCGGCGATGTACACGAAGGAGTATACGTCTGTCGCGCTCATTGATGATGCGTTCAACGGCACGAACTTCAAGGGGATGGACAACCTTTCCCTTCTGAACACTGCTCACACGCTCATCAACAGCACGGCTACTGTTGCGAACCGTCCTACGAATCCTGTCTCGCTGTCCGTCGCTGGCTTCACTGCACTGATGGATCTTGCTCGCAAGTGCAAGAACGAGAACGGCGATCCGATGATGGTGATGCCGAATAAGCTCATGATCGCTAACGATCAGGGCCAGATCAACAAGGCGTACCAGATCCTTGAGTCGAGCCTTGAGCCGTTCTCGGCTAACAATCAGGATAATCCGATCCGTCGGAACTTCAAGCCGACTGAGGTGATTATCAATCCGTACATGACCAATCTGTTCCACTACTTTATTCTGGACAGCGAGCTGAACGATGCTCACTTCCTGAATCGTGAAGCGATTGGCATGACCGATTGGTACGACAACGAGGTTGATGCCTCGAAGGTCAAGGCTCGCGGTCGTTGGATCATCTGGTTCTACAACTGGCGTGGCTGGTACGGCACCAACCCGAGCGCCTAATCATGCAGATCCCTACTGGATTTAGCTGGGTTAACATCCGGGGGAGCGCTGACGAGAACACCCCAAATCCTGCTGGTGGCATTGTTCACCTCTTCACCGCGGGCGCTACGCTGCTTGTCGGTGATGCTGTGTTCCTCTCTGCTGCCAATACCGTGAACAAGTCCACTACTGCTGCCAGCTACGTTTCCTTCGTTGGATTCGTAGTTGGCGGCGACAGCAACGGGGATCGCGTCGATGATGCTGTCGGCGTTACCGCTGCTACGGTTGGACAATCTGTCATGGTCCAGATTTCTGGTATCGCTCGCGCAATCGCTGGTGCTGCTATCACCGCTGGTACTAGCACCAACGTCGTTCCTTCCGCTGCTGTTGCTGGTCGCGTCATTGCTGGTACGACTGCCGATCAGCGTCTTGGTATTCCCACGAACACGCAGGCTACTGCGGCTGGCGAGGTTCGAGTTCTCATCACCCAGTTCTAACTCAGATGCGCTTCCCCCTAATTGTAGCAGCTCGTCCATCTGAGGGAATCAGTTACCCTCATGTAACTCTACGCGCTGGCGTCTGGCGATTCTCTTCAAACCATGTGGAATCACTTTTGCGAGTGAATACTCCAGACCAATCCGTAGAGTTGCATGAGGAACTGAACCTTACTTCTCCGACAAAAGTCTTCTTGACTTGCGAGAAGGCTGGCAAAGAACAATCAATCACGGTCTACGCATGTCGCTGACTCTGGCACTTCTCCGCGATGACCTTCGTACGCATCTTGGTATGGACGAGGATGATCTTCCAGATTCAGATGCGGACCGACTTCTTAACAGATCTTGGTGGTCACTCTCTTCGCAGTTGCGTTATCGTGAAAGGGAGAGTGTGCTTCTTCTTGGCTTGCTTGCTGGCGTCAAGGAGTACACAATCTCTTCTATCATTGATGTAATTCAGCGTGTCGTCATTCAGCCCGGAGATCAAGATCCCGATGCATGGGACCCTCTGATTAAGATTGACGATTGGAATATGTTTGAAATCCAAAATGATTCCGCTGCTGCGGAGGCCCTCCCAACTCGTTACTCTACGCGAGGCCAATCTATTGTATTTGATCCGACGCCAGATGCGGCGTATACAGTTCGCATTAAGTATCTAAAGACGCTAGCTGACATTGAAAGCTCTGGACCTGATGCTCCTCAAGAATGGCATGAAGTCATCCTTTGGGGTGCGATCAGCCGGGGCTTTTTTGCTAGGGGTGATTGGAACCGTGGTGTGCAAGCACAGAACCAGCAGGCTATCTTCTTGCAAGCACTCGATACGCAAGAAGATAAGAATCAAGAGGATCGAGTTTACAGCGGACTTAAGGTCATCCGCCGGAGGTATCCGTAATGGCGTATACATACACCGATGGTGTTAATCCTGCGAAGCCCTCCGGCACCGATCAAGCGAACGTTGATGACGATATGCGGCAAATAAAGCTCGCATATAACGAACGCTTCAATGACTTCTTCGGTGTTAACTGGGCTAACGATGATCCCATCGAACCGACTCGTATTGGCTCTGGCCTTAGCATTCAAGGAAAGCAAGTTGGAACTTTGATCTTTGATGCTGGTGTTTCTGGTCCCACCAAGGCCATTAACTGGGATGACGGAGATCAGCAGAGATTCATCCTGAACGCTAATACTACGCTTTCTTTTACGAACGTTGTCGCCGGAAGAACGTATCTCCTGTATATTATTCAGGATGGGGCTGGTTCCAGAACCTGCACTTTTCCTGCGGTTGGACCTGCTGTTCGTGCTTCCAACGCTCTTAATTTCGGTACGCCTACTCTGGTCGGTACGGCTGGTTCTCTTAGCGTTATCAGCCTTACTGCTTTTACCTCTACAATTCTCGTGGCGTCGGTCGTAGCGACGGGTGTCAATGCTGTATAATAGAATCTTTCGTACAGTTTTGACACCCAGCCTCGCTTCGTTTAGTTACTCAAATGATCTTCGCTCAGGCTTCACTGATGCTTCGACGTATGCTCCATATGATTTCTTACTTACGTTTAACTATACAGAAACTGCTCCACCTCCAGCTCCATATACTTCTTGGTCCCTTCTAGTCCAACGTTCCACCAATAACATTACTTGGGTTGACACTCCGGTAATTGGAAATTGGAGTGCCACAACTCCCGGAATCATCTCGATTCCAGATACTCAATGGTTCGTTGGATCTTACTATAGAGTTCAAACCGTTCTTCGTAATCCAGCCACCGGCGTCATCGAAGAGCGTTTCACGAATACGTCTTCGGTTGGTCCGATAGCCAATTATACTATCGCAACATACAAGGTATACGGAGCTGTCCGTCAGTCTGCTGCGTCTATCTCTTCTATCGCCAGCATCGAACCCCCTGCCGGTTCTACTTTCTGGAACTGTGACATTATCAGTGCTGGCGGCGCTGGCTTTAGTTCTACTGGTGCGTTTTATGGGGGTGGTGGTGGCGGTGGTAGACTTGTACAGCTGGGCACTAATACTACACCAGCAGATAGATTCACTATTTCTGTTTCTACTGGTCCCTCTGGTTTCTGTTCTATAACGAACACTACATACGGAGAGTTCTTCCGTGTTAGAAACGGGGGCAATGGTTTTGTTTCTGCTCCTGGCCAGGGTTCTACATCATTCAACGACGAAACAAATGCGTTGAGCTGGTTGATCCAAGGTATTGATGGGCCTAACGGAAACCTTACTCAAGGCGGTGGTCTAAGTGCAAACTTCTCACCACTCCCGGTTGCTGCTCCGTCGCAAGGTCCATTCGGCAATAGCGGACTTCCTGCCGACAACGCAATCATAGCTGGCTACTATGGCTTTGGTGGTAACGGTGTTCCAACTACATTCCCTAACGCATCCCCAGCACAAGGTTCTGGTGGAAATGTAACGCTCACTTTCTTCAAAGCCTAGGCTATGCCCGCCGAAACGAACACTTGGGAAGTCGTCAAGACAGTCATTGAAGTGGCTGTCGTTCCCTTTGGTCTTTGGATCGTAAATACCTTGCGTCTTGCTCTTGAAGAGCTTCGTACACTTCGTACAGTTCTCATCGGAGTAGATGGAAAGAATGGCATGCGTTCTCGTCTTCGACGACTTGAGCGTAGAGTAGAACATCTTACGTTACAGCAAGCTGTACGACATGGAGAATCTCCGGACCTTGTCGATGAGGAAGATGATTGATGTTTAGCAAGCTTCTACCTGTTATTCTAAAGGAAGAGGGTGGCTACGTTAACGATCCTGCGGATTCTGGGGGGGCCACCAATCGTGGAGTTACACAGAATACCTACAATCTTTTTCGTGACAGGCTCAATCAAGATCGTAGGCATGTTCGTTATCTTACAATAGATGAGACTGAGAAGATCTACGAAGGATACTGGACTGATTCAAGAGCAGATCGTTTGCCAAGTGGTCTTGCTTTGATGCACTTTGATTTCGCTGTTAACGCTGGCTTTCGTCGTGCAGCCCTCACGTTGCAAGAAGTTCTTGAAGTGGAAGCCGATGGCATAATCGGTCCGAAGACTCTTGCTGCTGCCGTGGAGAAGAATAGTGCAGATACGATCCGCAAGTACGCAAGTTCTCGTAAAGACTTCTACGAGCGCCTTGCAAAGCGACGCCCAAAAGACAGAAAGTTCCTCAAGGGCTGGCTCCTTAGAGTTGACAGAATTGAGGCAAAAGCTCTCGACGCCCACCGGCGAGCCGCTTCGGGTAGCTGATCCTGTTCAATTTGTTGGAACGGTACAGTTTACTGAACTTCCTGAACAGCCCATTCAACGAGTTGCTGTTGGCTTGACAACGCCAAATGTACTGAACGTCACTCGTCTTGCTTTCTTTAATACAGTAAAGACTGACATCAGTAACTTCTTGAATGGGCAAGAGGGGCAAGAGATTATCCTTCTTGGGGATAACTTTACTGAAGTTTTGAATAACATAAACATCACTAATCACACAGGTGCCGCAGTCAAACTTGACGCAGGTGTTGCGTACAAGTGGTGTTACATGCTCAGCAAATGGAGGCAAGTGAAGTGAGCAAGTTCAGGCTTCCCGTTACACAAGTTCAGCCTCCGGTAGAGCAGCCTCTTACTGAGGCTCGCATAACGGGAGGCATGAACTCGTATATAGATCCAGCTGATATTCCTGCGCCAGTTGGAGTCCTTGCTAGGAATGCAAGAACGTCAGCCGATTATACCAGTCGGGCACCGGGTGTAGAATTTGTAGGCGAGACTTCTCTTGCTGGAAGTTCTACACTCGATAGCTTCATACTGGATACAGAGCAGCTGGATACTAGCTCAAACTCTATCATTGTGTATAACAATCCGGATAACAATCCGGTTCTGATGTATACGCAGTACGCTCGGTTTGATGGCACAAAGACTTTCCTTCGCTTCTCGCCCGCGCGCATTGATCGTTACACGGCTGGTGTTCCAGCTGAGGTTACTCCTACTGGTTCACCGCTTGCTGGCACAGCAGAAGATGGTATTCGCTTTGTTCAGACGGCTGACGCAACGCGTGATTATTTTATCTTTGCAAACAACGGTGCAAACGTAATTCAAGTTCTTAACACTACGGTTACTACTTACGGTCCGCTTGGAAACGCTGGACGTTACAAGTACATCTGTGCGTTTTTCAATCGCATCGTCGCTGCCAATAAAGTTGACGCTACCTCACCAAATCCAGTCCTTATTGCTTGGTCTGGAGATTTCAACTTTACGCAATGGAATCCAGCCACGGACATATCGGCGGGCAGCACCCCACTTGTGGAAGCCCAGTCCGATTACGCGGACCCCATTACTGGGCTATTCGGCTTCGCGTCGGTGATGTTGATTCTTCGGGAACGTTCTTTGTGGACTGCGACAAAGAGACCTGTTGCCTCGAATCCGTTTGCTTTCCAGGCGGCTTTCCCTTATGTGGGTTGCGACACGCCAAGCTCGGCAACCCAGACGAGGAATGGTATTGTTTGGTATGACTTCCGTGCCAACCAAGTATACGTTTATGAAGTTGGTGGAACTCCCCAGCCAATCGGTGATCCAATCAAGAACACATTGCAAGCTGCTATAAGCAATAAGAATCTTGTTTGGGGATCTTACGATCAAGTAAACAACACATACTTCTTGACTGTCCCAAGTGCAACATCTTCCTTGAGTCGTACATTCTTGTACAACTTTAGTACTGGCTCTTGGACGTATGATGATCGTGAGCTTGCTTACGGTGTCTATCCTGTTGATGGTGGCGCTGCGCGTCAAACCTACGATCAGCTGCAAGGTTCGTATGACCAACTACAGGCGGGTGCTGTAATATACAACAACATTGGTTTGCTTGGCGAGACTCCTCCGCAAAACTATATCGGTTACAAAGACGGAAGACTTTCATACGAAGTTAATCAAGACGATAAGAGCGAAGGTTTTGAGTGGATCTCTAAGATCTACAGGACTCCATCTGGCGATCAGATGGTTTCTCGCTTGATGCTTCTGTATGAAGGATTGCGTAGCGGTGAGTTTGTTGTAGAGTACAGCAAGAACGGTCGTCCTTGGGAAACGTACAAGACTGTGCCTATCGTACCCGCTGAAGGGCGTAAGCGGGCATACTTCACCAAGCTTATTCGCGCCAACGAGTTTCAATGGCGCATCACCTGTTCGACGGGCGACTTCAAGCTTCTTGAATACAAGATTCTCATGTCGGCGTCGGAGGAGGACAAGATCTAAATGAAGGTGCTATGCAAGGAACCGGAAGGAGAAACTGAACGTCAGATCTGGCAATTCTCCTTCACTCGCGAAAACACACTTAAGCTATACGAAAAGGCAAAGCAGTTCCCTGTTCTTTTCGGTAGACCTCTCAACGGACTGGAAGACTTTACATCTTTCTTCATCACGCAAAACTTATCTGGTGATGCAGAGCCGATGGGTTTGATCTGGATTGTCGATGACTTCGTTGGCATGTTCTACGTTAACGAGATCTCAGACACCGAATGCTCTGTTCATTATTCTTTCTTTGATCGTAGACACAAGGGAAGAGAAGAACTCGTTCGCAGCATGGCTAAGATGCTATTCGAGCGATACAAGTTTGTGCGCTTGAATGCTTACGTTCCAGCGTATGCCGGTCTACGAGTTCGACTCTTCATTGAAAAGTGTGGGTTTAAGATTGAAGGAAGGAAGCGCAAAGCTGCGTGGTGGAAGGAGAAGTGGTTTGACACTTATATGTTCGGACTCTTGCCGGAGGATCTGAAGGATGGGAGCTAAGACTAAGCAAGTTGGCGGCGGTACTGCTACTCCGACTGCAAACAACTGGAATCAGTTTCTCAATTCCCAGTTGCAGGGTGGCATGAATCAAGCTATGAACAACGCGCAGCAGCCGGGCATGCAGCAGCAAGGTTTTCAGCAAGCTCTCGGTGGTGCGTTGGGTGGGCAAGGCCCAGCTGATGTTTCTGGTGCGGGCGGTTTGCTTCAGAAGTATTTTCAGGGTGGTGGTGGTGGAGGAATGACTGATCTGTCTGGCTTCGGCACTCCACAAATCGCACAGACTGCACAAGTTGGTGGAACCGGACTCGCTGATCTTTCTAAGTTCGGCACTGCTGCTCAAGCTGGTGGAACTGGGATGGCAGATATGTCTCAGTTTGGAACTGCTGCTCAGAGTGGATTTAACACGCAAGCTCCCATCGGCAGCGATTTCAATTCCATGCTAATGAACATGATTCAGAGTGGTGGACAGCAGCAAGGTCAATCTGGTTTCTCTGCTGCTTCTGCTGGACCAGATGTAGCTCTGGCTCAAGGCATGGATTATGGACAAGCGTATCAGACGCTTGGACAAGATCCTTTGATGGAGCGTGACAAGCAACGCGCTATTGCGGAGCAACGGGCTCGCTTCGGAGCTGAAGGTGCAGGGGCTCTTGGTACTGGAGCGCAGTATGCAGAGTCGAATCTGAACGCAGAGCTTGCAGCGCGGGATGCTTCGATGCGTCGTCAGCAAGCTATGGCTTTGATGGGTCAGGATCTTGCTGGTCGTCAAGCTGCTGCACAAACTGCACTCGGTAGTCGTGGTCAGAACGTGCAAACGGCGATCGCAAATATGCAGGGTGGTTTGCAAGGCGCGCAGAACGTGAACCAGTTCAATACTGCAAACCTTGGCAATCTTCTGCAAGCTGCTGGTCAGGCTCGCGGTCAGGATCTCAACACAGCACTTCAGCAGATGCAGCTCGGCGCACAGCAAGGTCAATTCAACGCCGGCCAGCAGAATGCGATGCAGCAAGCTATGATGAACGCGCAACTACAAAACCAGCAACTTGGTAACCAGCAGGGACAGTTCAATACTGGTCAGCAGAACGCCATGCAACAGGCTATGCTGAATGCTCAGTTGCAGAATCAGCAGCTCGGCAATCAGTTCGGTCAGTTCAACGTCGGACAGCAGAACCAGATGAATCAGTTCAACGCTGGACAAGGCAACGCTATGCAGCAAGCGATGCTTAACGCACAGCTCCAGAACCAGCAGATGGGAAATCAGTTTGGACTTGGTATGCTGGGTCAGGGCATGAACATGAATCAACTTGCTGCACAGCAACAGCAGAATGCTCTGAATCAGCTTATCAATTCGTTCCAACAAGCCAATCAGCTTGGCACTCCGCAAGCTCAGATGGTCACGCAGCCTAGCATGCTTGGGCAACTCGGTAATGCTGCGATGGGGCTTGGCTCTGCTTATCTTGGGGGCGGTGGTACGTTTGGTGGAATCGCTCGGGGTCTTGCTGGCTTGTTCAATCGTGGTCCTAACCTGCCTGCGCCTAGCCCTGAGATGTTCTTGCCACGCAACACCATGAATATCGGTGGCTTCACTCCCAGCATTCGCGCACCGCAGATGAGCCCGCTTGCACAGTTTACTGCGATGCCGACATTCCCGATGCCTACGTTTAACATGGGAGGGTAAGATGTCTCTTCCGTATATTCCCGGTTGGTGGGATACAATCTCGCAAAATGCACAGCGTTTGGCGCAGCAGCTTCCGCAAAGCATTGAGCCTCAGCGTGTAGCGGAGCGTCAGTTTCAGCAACTTGTTCAGCAGAATCCTATGCTTATGCAGGAGTTTGCGAACATGGACCCCGCTACACGGGAGATGATGTCACAAGCTATGGGCATGAAGACTATGCCTGAGACTTTGACTAAGCTTCCAAAGGGGCGCAAGCTGAAGGCAGAAGAGGAGATGGATGCGTTTCGCTCTTCTCTATCTCCTGAGATGCAGCAGCGGATGTATCTTACACAGCTTGGCCTGAAGCCTGAGAGTGAATACAAGCTTGAAAGAACGGGAAAGGAACTTGATATTGCAGGCAAGGTGACTGAGATCGAAGGGCAGAAGCAACGCAATCTGCTGAGTGGTTTGCAGATTCGTGATGCTGAACGTAACGAGGCTGACATCCTCAAGGCTTCAAAGAAGTACCCTGAGCTTGCTGGCATTAACATCAACAATCTTGCCCGAGATATTGTACGCACTAATCAGCAAGTTGATCCGAATCTGATTACTGCTATCACTGCAAATCCCGGAGCAAAGGTACTGTTTGAGAAGGCTATAGCTTCTCAGCAGATGAAGTATGAAGGTGACCTTCGCGCACAGCTAGCTAAGATGCGGACTCCACAAGACAAGAATAACCTTGCGATGGAACTTCTCCGCACTCTGCAAGCACAAGGCGCGTCGCTGGAGAATCAGCTCGATCAACTCAACGTTGAGCAAAGACTCCACGCTGATAATCCAATGAACATGCGAGTTCCCTTTCCGGGTGCGGAGCGTGTTACAGCACTGCAAGCACAGCTTGCTGAGAACACCAAGAAGATTGGAGAGTTGTATAATAGCCTTCTTGCTGGGGCTGACATTAATACTGGCGCCCCTACTGGTACTCCAGCGCCTGTTGTTCGTGGTGGTACCGTTGGTCCTCTTGATACAGAGAATCGTCTTAACAATTTCCGCAAGCAGCTTGGCATGGACTATTTTGGAGGTAACGCAATTCCATGACCGGACCAGCCATCTCTCTTGATTCTATCGAAGAGCGGATGGTGCGGCGACTGATGGATATGGGAGCTACGGACGAAGAGATTCGTATGCTTGTTGCGGAGCGTCGTCAGCAGCGCAACAACATGATTCCTCGCACGGAGTCTCCCATTCCATTCCGCGCACCTCCTCCGGGGATGGAGCTATCCCCTTCTTTGCCACGGCTTAAGCCTTCTAGCGAACAAGTCAATACTGGAATTGTTGAAGGTGCAAAGGTTGGTGCGAAGAATATGCTGGATCTCCTTCGCATTGGAACTGGTGGTCCTGTTGGGGCTATGGATGTTGCAGTATCCCGTGCTGTTTCTCCTCGCGTAGCTCCAGAAGCTGAGACTACTCCGCAAAAGGTTGGACAGTTTATCGGACAGACTGCTGCGGAACTTCCAGCGTACATGCTTGGCGGTGCGGCTGCGCGTGGCATTGGATCTATGCTTGGAGCTGGCGTAAAGAATCCCTTCCTCAAGGCAGTCCTTACGCGATACGTTGATGGTGCAGGGTTCTGGAAGAACACGGCAGCTGCTGTGCCGATGAATATGGCGGAAGGGCTAGCCACAGAGTTTGCACTGCATCCTGAGAACGTAAGCACACCTGATCGTATTATCCGTACCGCCATCGCAAGTTCTGCTGGCAGCATCTTCGACGGATATGCTGGTGCAAAGCTGACGCAGCAAGCTATTCGTCAAGCTGAGACTGCTGCTCAAGCAAAGGCTGCGTATGATGCGTGGCGCGCAGGTATGGCGGAAAAGGCAAAGATCGTCGGACAGCAAGGCGTTGAGAACATGCAACGCATGCAAGCTGTAAAGTCCACGATAAAGCGTGCTGACGAACTTTTCGCACAGCAAGCACAGCAAGCTGCTGGTCCGATGCCGACTGCGTTGGATCTTGGTATGCAACAAGAAGGTAAGATTGGCATGACGGAAGCGCAGCGTCAAGCTGTACTTCGTGGCGAGAGCGGCGCAGATCTTCCTACTGCTGGACAGATCAGCACAGGGAAGGATCTTGAGATTGATCTTGAAGTTGAAAGAGCTTTGCAAGCTGAACTTGATAAGAAGATTCTATCGCTTGAAGGTATCAAGGCTCCAGATCCAAAAGAAGATCTTCTAATTTGGCCAAAGAAGAAAGACAAGCCTGAGCTTGATTCAATCGAAGAAGCTTATAATCGTGGGATGCAAGCTCGTCTTGATATGTATCTTAAAAATGTCAGCAAGGCTCCCATTGAGTCTGAGATGAACTTTATGGTTGATCCATCGGAGGTTGTTATCTTCAACCAAGGAGGAAGAGCTTCCGATAATATCAACATGGGTGCCGGGCTTATCGTAGATAAGGAAGGCAATCCTGTTATCTCAGGAGATCCTAATCGTGGATTGATGACAGCAGAAGAGCTTCAAGAGTATGCTGATATTCTTTCTACGTTTGGGCGCACTACCGATGATGCAGCGAAGGCTGCAAGGATTGCTGAAGTTCAGCAGTCTCTTGATTTCTTTGCAACCATCCTCACAAAGGAAGGGGCAGCTCGTAGTCCAAGAACGCAGAAGAAGTATCTTGCTAAGTTGAGCAATGACTTCTATGAGTTGCTTGAACTTCCGGGTGCGCTCGATAAGAGGATCAGAAGGACGCCCGTTGAAAAGGGAGAACCGCTAACTGATCTTGAGTTCGATCTTGCAAACTTTTCTAAGAAGAAGAAACCAAAGCAAGTTGCTGCCCCAGAACCTGAAGTCGGTGCGCCGAAGCGTTTGCTTGAAGTGCTTCCTCCGAAGGTTGCGGAACCAAAGCCGAAAGCTCCTGACATCTTGAAGCCTCGCGTTCCGTTTGGAAATGTCGGGGATGCTGTGGATATTGGACCGCGGTTGCCTACGCCAGAAGATCTTGAAGTTGCTCTCAAGGTTGATCTTGCTGAAGAGGCAATGCAGCAAGCACAGCCTCGTATGAATGCTGTCGGTCCTGTCGAGCAAGTTCCTGTTGCAGAGGGAAGTGCGACGGTTGTGCAGCCTCCTGCTGCCGTGCCTTCTTCTGCACAGAACAACGGTCCTCCGATAGTTTCTCCTCCGAGTCCACAATATAATCAAGTCGTACAAAAGACTTCATCCTCACTCGTCACGCCGCTGGGCGGAAAGCAAGAAGCCAAGCGTACTGCGAGCGAGCAGATGTTGCATATTCGACAGAAGCTACAAGATCGCTTCATTCCGATTCGTGAGTGGTCGCAGGAAGCGTATGACATCCTGAGCAACAACGGCGCAAGTCGTCGAGCTGCACAGAATGCTCTTCGCAACGATGGTGGGCTGTTGCTTCCTGTCGTGGATGCGAACGGAAAGTGGGCTGGTAAGACTGAGGTTGTTGAAGGTATGCCGATGAAGAAGATCATGAATCTCGCAGGCACTCGCCTGAATGAGCTTGATGCTCTTCTCGTTGCAAAGCGTACCCTTGCACAGCCACACTATGCGACTGGTATGACGGAGGCTGAAGCAAAGATCATCGTCGATCAGTTGAAAGATGATGTCATTATGCAGCAGCTTGCTGGTGAATATCGCAAGACGATGAACTTCATGCTTGACTATGCTGTTCGTCTTGGACGCATCAATCCCAAGCTTGCTGAAAAGTGGAAGACTCTTGAGTACGTTCCCCTTCCGCGTGAATTCAATATCAACAAATGGCACAGATTCTACGAGCAGCGTCGTGGCTCCGTGCGACAGATCCGCAACATCTGGGAAACTACGTCCGATCAGATGTTTGCAAACATTGAGCGAGCGCAGAGAAACTATGCACTTGCACAGCTAGCAGAGCAAGCAAGACTTGATCCTGCTAAGTTTGCTGACATCATGACTCCGGTGCCCGGACAGATTGACAAGGAAATCTTCAAGGATGAACTTGCTCAATTTAAGGGTCTGGGAGCTACGGATGAAGAAGCGTTGGAACTTGTCGAGCTGATGTACAACGGTGCGCTCGATCAGTCCAATAGAACTGTTGTGGTGTTCCACGGAGGTAGGCCGCAACGTTATCGCGTGAACGAGGCCATACAGGTCGCGCTGGATTCTATGAATCCTATGGAACTCAGCACGGTGCAGTATGCTCTATCACAGATCGGTCGTCCTATCCGTGCAACGACTGGTGCTGCGCTTGATCTCTCACTCGTTGGTCCAGTCTCCGATATTCTTCTTGCTGCTGCGAACTCTCCGGGTCCGCTAAACGCAATGAAGACTGTTGGTAATTCCATTGCGGCAACGTGGCATATCTTCAGCACTACGCCGATGGGAACTAAGCTGGGCCTGACGCCAAGCCAGAAGTATATGCAAGCCGTTGGTGCTGGCCTTGGCTTTGGCGGACGATTCAAGCCTGATATTCCCGGTCAGGGCATCAGACAGAAAACATTTGATACGGTTGGCGAAGCATTCTCTAGCTTCCTAACTCCGTTGAACAACGCAGCTCGCCTTGGTCTGTATCTTACTCAGATGCAACGAGGCATGAATCCAGTCGAAGCTGCTGCGTTTTCCAATAAGGCACTAGGAAACTGGAATACGGTTGGCTCTTCGATGCGAGCGTGGGCCATGATGACAGAGTTCTTTAACGTGGGTATGCAAGGTACAGCCGCTGCTGCGTCTACGTTCAAGAGAATTGGAATCAACCCCGCAAACATTACAGATCCACAGAAGTTCTTGACACAGCTCGCGAAGAACGAAGGTCACCTTGCTGCATTCTTGACGGTTGGTGTTGGTGGTATCACGCTGCCTACGCTATACTTCTTGCATGCAAGCAAGGACGACGATCAGATCAACGCTCTTCGCAAAGCGAATAACTATAACTACTGGTACTGGCGTGATTCGGATGGCGAAGTTGCACGGATGAAGAAGCCGGGCTGGTGGCTGGGTGCGATGTTCGGATCTAATATCGAAGCCATGCTTGATGGATTTGAGAAGGAAGAGAGAAGCAGACTCGTTCAGTCTTACGTTGATGCTTTCTCTTTTAATCCCATTCCCATTATCATGCAGACTGGCTTGGGCCTTGGGTTCGATGCTCGTAATCCTCTGGCTGCTGCGCGTGGTGGGGATAAGATTCCTATTGTTCCTCGTGGACAAGCGGACGTTATCCCACAAGCACAAGGCGGACCAGAGACTAGCAACATTGCAAACATAGGAAAGCAAGCCGGGATTTCTCCATACAAGATTGATTACTTCCTCGATCAGTTCCTCGGCGTGGATGGTTCCGCTATTCTTAAGATCGTGACTGGTGGTGTGCAAGGAATGGAAGGTCGTGTTCCTATTCTTGGACGCTTCGATGTTCGTCCCGGTCAGCAGACGGAAGGATCGTTGAAGTTCTACGATGATCTTGATAAGTCTAGAAAGTTCCAGAATACGATCAGAGAATATCAAATCAAAGGCGACGAAAAGGGATTGTATAAGTTCGTCGCAGAGAATCAAGAATACTATAACATGTATCCCAAGCTGCTTAAGCAAGCAGAGAAGATTGGTAAGATCAACATGCTGCTTCGTAACATTGCTACCGACGAAGGGATGACGAAGGAAGCAAAGATCGAAGCTACTAAGTTCTATAAGGGTGTCCTCGATGAGTTCTTCGTTGAGTATGCCAAGATGAGAAAAGAGATGGTGCAATGAAAAAAGCCCCTTGCGGATTTCCGCAGGGGGCCTTTTCGTTTCTAGTTCGTCGTGTCACTCACGCCCCACCTCCTGTTCGGCGGCTTTGACGGCTGCGCGGATAGCAGTGTATGCGTCCAATCGGCTAAGGTACTCGAACGAATCACCCAAATCAGTGACCGCATCAACAATCGCATCACTCGGCTCCCGCAGCGCGGCGAGGATGCGCGCGGCCTGTGCGTGTTCATTGGTGATTGGGCATCCGTTTTCGCAGTACGCATCGAAGATGGATGCGGCCTCTGTGTCTCCCAATGTTTCCGCAGCGATACGCATCTGGTTCCAAAACTGTGACGGCTTGTCGTCGTAACGGTGTGCGCCATACCAGATCACTTCGCGTAGCACTTCCTCTGGATTCGTCAACTCGCTCACGCTCATGCTCCCTCCGTAAACTCAGGAACCCAGAAGTCATACTCCTTCTCTCCGTTCTCGTATCGCTCTTTGTACTTCAACATCTTAGCATCGCATGCAAACTGAAGAAGATCGTTGAGCATCCTAGGCTCCGCGCTGTGCATGAAGGATCGAATGACTTCGGAACGAGGAACGACTGCCTTCGTAAAGAAGTTCATGGTTCTAACGAAAGCCACGATCTTATCAATCTCAGTCGTGTACCTGTTCTTGCCGACACCCGTGAAGATCTTTTCGAGTCCTGCTTCCGTTGTTTCGATAGCGTGGACCCCGAACGCCCAGTCTTCCGCTGTGATAACAAGCTCATCCTTAGTAGCAATGCTGTGTATCTGGGCGAGCTTTGCAACGTGAGTCTTCTTTCTGTTGAGGTATCCGCCGAGCTTATCGTTCTTGATAAGATGTTGCGGATGGGCTTTTGCACTCCACTCTTTAGCAGCCTTAAGTCCGTCGTCGGAGAAGGAAAACTCACCGGCCAGTTCCTTTGAGATGTGGATGAGATCCACGAGAAGATCCTTTTCAAGCTGCTCGAACGGACCCTCTACGTCATCGAAGAACATCTTGTTGATGCGCGGTCCTTCTTCGTACACAAAGATAACGCGAGATGCAAAGCCTCCGGTGATAACACCTTCTGGCATGTTATCCGTGATCCAACCCGGAGTCGTCGCGGAGAAGAAGTTGATGCAAGGCTTCTCTAGGAATGCAGTTCCTTGACTCTTCGTGGCTGCTTCATAGTTCATGCTTCCATCGAACATGGAAGTGAAGAACTCGTAGATACCGTTACGATCCTTGCCAGCCTTCTGGAAGATGTCAGAGAACTCACCGATGACAAGATACATGGAGGCATCGGCAGACTGCTGAAGCTTTTCGATGATAGCTTCCTTCGTGAATACGGAAGGACCAGACTTGATTCCGTCCACTTGATCGAGTAGGACGCGAGATCCATTGTCGATGGTCGTGGTCTTTCTTGCACCCGGAGGCGCGACGAACATGACGTAGAGATATGGATAGCAGGACCACAAGCCCAAGTATTTCTTCGGAATCCAGACACGACGACGGACGACGGAAGAGAGAGTGAAGATACCAGACCAGAAGACGTAGGACTCAGGAGCGTCTGTGCGAGGGAGAATATAGTCTCGATAAGTAAGAAGCCAGTTTTCGCAGCGACGCTTTGTCATGAGTTAGTCTCTCCACTTTTCCATCTCCTTCCATCGTTCTCCCACTTCAGCATCGACGGGGATGGTGAACTGCTCTCCCTTGATGATGAGCGGACGACGAAGAAGGCTGATGACTTGGGGAACGATTTCGTTTACGAGTTGTATGGGAACTTCAAGCATCACGGAATCGTGAGCTGTGTTATTCATCACGATCTCACCCTTGCTAGGAAGCACGATGTCTTCATAGATCGCAAGGTTGCCGCCGCGCACTCCGACTTCGGGTTGGATGGCTCCGTGCATATGATCTGCGACGGTGCTTTGTGGCTCGAAAGCAGTCATCTCTTTCTTCAGATCATCTCCGTAGATTCCCCAGAACTTACGTCGGAATCCATACACAGTCTGCATCGTGCGAGTCGTGCTTGCGATGTAGTCGATCTCACTCCACCAGTTCTGGAGATTGAACGTACCTAACCACTTCGCATGGAATCGCTTCGCATCCGCAACGGAGATGGAGATCATGCCTTCCTTGTTGATGAACTCCGCGATCTTGAAGGGACCAGTACGATAGTTCCCTGCGTGGTTCATCTTCTTTCCGACGTATCGCTGCTCTTCGGAGATCAAGCCTGCATACTTCTTCTTGCCGGGAATGGTGAGATCCACGGCGATGTCGAAGATGCCCGTTGCTGAGAAGGAGTGGAGATCTCCGCCGTCAAGCTCGCGCTTCATGTTGGAATCGCTAGAGAGATACGCTACGATCCAAGCTTCGGCGGCGGAGAGATCGAATGCACAAAGCATCTTCCCCTTCGGAGCAACGTACATCGAACGGAGAGGGAGCTTAGTCACGGGGTTCCTCTTGTTCCATGAATAGGAGCGGATACTCGATTAGCTCGTTATGATAAGAGCGAGAAGTTCTGAACATCGCATGCCACTCCTCTTTCGTCATCGGCTCAGGCAAGCCGCCAGCCTCAGCTTCTTCTAGCGTGAGGCGGCGACGATTCGGACCTGTGCCTGTGGGGATACGATCTCCGCTCTTAATCATGCAAGTACGTCAGCCTTTCAAGGTACCACATAGCCTTCTGAAGATCCTCAAGGGGCTTGCCCTTCTTGTCGTAGCGCCAGAGATACTTCATCGCATTGCCACGCAGGAAGCCTTTGTACATCTCGCGGGACATGGAAGCTTCGATTGCTTCGATGCAATCGTCGCCTCCGTAATGCGGTGGATTGTTGACGGCTTCGTAAGATGAAGCAGGAGCGTTCGCTGTGTCGGCTCCGAAGTTGTTGAGCTGCGTTGGATCTTCCATACGCATATTCTTCAGATCACCCTTCACATGAATGTAGCTCATACACTCTCCCGTGGAATGGTTTGTCCGTTCAGACCCGTGCCATCATACCAAGATCCTGCACTCCAACGTCCAGTCTCAGTACCCCAGAACTTATACCAAGAACGTACACGATTATCGAGTGATACGTCGATGTTGATATAAGAAGACAGAAGCTTATCGTATCCACGAATGCGAAGGATCAACTTCAACGCAGCAAGCTTGATACTCCACGGCTGCTTTCCGCTCTCCGTCTTCAGATCTTGCAGCTTCTTCTCCACAGTTCCCATCAGCGCAACGATGGCATCCTCTCCGCTGGTCACGTTGCCTTCGCTCGTAGTCTTGATGGGGAGACCTAGCGTATCGTAGAGAAAGGAATTGATCTTGGAGTGCTGCGATACTTTGAAGAGTTCAACGTTGAACATCTGCTGGATACCGATGAAGACCATGTAATCCTTGTCACGCTTCTGCTCTACGATATTGCGGAGTGCGAGCCTACGCTCTTCATCAACGAGCAATCCAGTATAGGAGATGTGCTTTGCAAGAGCGATCTGCTTCATCTTATACTGGTAATACTTCCACGATTGCTCATCGAACTCTAGCTGTTGTCCACGCTGTACGCGAGCCGTAGCTACGACATCCTTGCAGTTGTAGATCCCAAGCTTTGCTCGGTCGATACGATCCGTCGTTTCCTTTCCATCGTCCTTGTAGTAGTTCATGTCAGTATACATGGACGTACAGTAATCAAGACCGATAGGAAGCTCAGGCTGTAGTACATGCTGCGCCACCATCGTATCATAGTCCCATCCGTTCACCGTAAAGCCATTCTGTTCTAGCATGATCGTATCGAACATGCCGTTATGAAATGTCTTCGGGATGTCAGACTCCAAGAGCATGGAGACTACGCGACGAAAGTTCGGACCGATGGCGTTGCTCTCAAGGTTTCCATCGTTGAAGAAACACACCGCATCGCACGGACTCCAAGCGAATCCGATGCAGCGAATGAAGGATGTGTTCTTCTTTGTCTCGATGTCAACGTATAGACGTTCAGCAGACAGCAGCGTCGGAAGCAAACCTTCCATCGTGAAGGAACTAGGATCAACGATGAAGTTGAACTTAGGCTCAACCCAACCATGTTCAGAGATAGCTTTTGCTTTCTTGATGTCATTCAAGAAGCCGGGAGTCTGAGCCCCATCACGCAACACGATGTGAGGAGCAACGGTAGGAATAACCCACGCATCTCCTACCTTATATGCAGAGCCACGATGCTTGTCCACTCCATCGAATCCAAGCAAGAAGTCCATCGCATGATTGCCCATCGCAACGATGACTTTATGCTTACTCTTCTTAAGATACTCTCGTAGTTCCTTGCGAGACTCTTCGAGTTGCCACGTTGTGTGTGACTTCTTGAAGTCATTCTTCGCCGGCTGATAGTTCAGCACGTTGCCTACGCGAACATCTGCCCTGTCAATGCCGCACTCAGAGAGAGCTGCGTCGAATAGTTCGCCAGCTCTTCCGACAAGAGGACGCTGCAAAGAATCTTCTGTGCTACCGGGAGCTTCCCCCAAGAAGAAAAGCTTTGCGTCCTCCGGTCCCTCATGCGGGACTTTTCTTTCTGAGACTAATTTCATCGAACTGTCGCCTGAGGGTTTGTGTGTAGGAACGAGCGACGGAGAGTTGTGTCTCTAGCCTTGAGATCTGCTGCTTGAGATTGTTGATCTGTTCAATGTGTTGCTCGCGTTCTACGAGAAAGTTTTCGATGCGCTTCCCTTCTTCATAGAGATGGTTGTCTGTCTCAGTCCAACGCACAGCGAGCTGCATCAAAGTCTCATGAATATCAAAGGTCTTCTTCTTCATATTGGTCATCAAAAGGAGGAGAGAGCTGGGCTATGACGTACAGCATGAACCACAGCACAGCTAGACAGAGGAGTCCGAGCCACATACGAACCTCGATATGTACGGGAAGTGAGGATCAATGGCTTCGGCACAAAGAAGTGCAAGATCACGATGCTCCTTCTGCGTAGAAGGATCGGTCCGCACTTGGATGTAGTGCATCCAGCTACGAAGAGAACCAGTAACGTACATCGAAGATTCCGTCATGCCTTCGGGCAGGATGGTGCGAGCCACTTCCTTTGCGATGCCAGCTTCGATAGCTTGTTCGTATCCGAGAGACACGATGTTCATCACATTACGCTGGATGTCGGACCAGATACGATGTGTGTCAGGGTCTTGCGTAGGCAAAGAGTTCTGACGGTTCTTCTTGTCTTGCATACGAGCAGGACGGAAGTGCAGCTGGCCCGTGTCCACCTTCGCATAGCGTTGCGAGAACTCTTGGAAGGAGAAGCTGCGATGACGCAGCATCTGCCTCGCAATGTCCCGCGTCGTCATGATGAAGAGCGTCATGTGTACCATCTCAAACGGGGACCAGTGCTTGTGTTCGATGAGATAGTCTAGAAGCTTTTCGTGCGGTGTGCCTTGATTCTTAGGGTTTGAGATTCTTGCATAGTATGCAACTTGCTCTGCAAGAGTTATCTCAGAAGGAAGGAAATCGGAGAGGGAGACTACTTCTGCGTAGTTCATGCTCCCATCCTCTGTTCCCACTTGTGCTTCAACTCGACGACGCGAGGAAGCTTTTGATATGCTTCGCGAATGATGAGAAGCGCGGCCTCTGCGGTGACTTCGTGAAACCCAGCCTCACTCTGCACGAACAAGCCCGGAACTTCCGTCGTCGGAGCCGTGACGATAGCGATGACAGCGCGCTCCGTTAGCATGATGAGTTTGTTTCCCTCATCTGCATCATTCACTACCATGCCGGAGTAGGGATTGAAGACAACGTAATCCCCAACCTTGATCTCTTGCACTTCAGGTCCGACAGCCTTCACGATTCCTTGATCGCTACGATCCTTCGTAGATTCAGGACGGATGATGAGTGATCCATACCAAGTATCCGGATCATCAAGCGCAGCGACGAGGATGTTATCACGACGAGGGATAAGCACGTTCGATCTCCTTTAGTCCTAGTTGAACTACTTGATCTGCTTCATCTTTCAGGATCTTTGCGACCGCAAGATACAGAGGATTCCTACTGGGGTGGCTCTCCAAATACAAAGCTGATCTGTTCAGAGCCTCCGCCATGCTGAACCTGTCGAGAGCTATTGTCTTTTGTGTATCGGATGCCATCCTTGTATCCTCTTTGATATGCGTCAACCAGCAACGTTTCTACTAGTGGGTTCAATTCCAGCTGCTTCAGCAATTCGAAGAAGCTTTGCTTTTCTTGCTTCAAAAAATAGGAGTTGCTCATGTAGTTCTCCCATGCGTTGAGTTATCTTGTCTATTTCGTCGAAGAGGTGATCTTGGAGGATACGTTCAATGTTCGTTTCGATTACAGGACTAGTCATGATATATTTGGTTGAGGTTTGTACAGCATAGCCCCGGCGGGAATCGAACCCGAGTAGCCTGATCCAAAGTCAGGTGCATTACCACTATGCTACGGGGCAAGATGCAGGGAAAGCTTAGTGCAGGATAGCGTTCGCGTTCTCTGAGGGGGAGTCCATACTATCCTTTAGCGAGCGAGGAAGTACACCGAAAACTCTTGTCTCGCAACTCACACTAAGCTTCCGTGACAGGGGCGGAGTTGTCAGGTCGAAGGCATCTGCCAAATGTCTTCTTCGGTTTTACCGGCATGTCACGTTCCCTGCTATGCTACATTAGAACGGGCGGCAGCCGCGATAATTCTGGTACTGCTTATCGCCCTGAGTGCGGATGTCCACGTTCACGATGAGGCGCGAACGAACGAGATCCACATACGCAGAACCCAGCGCACCGTTCTCCACATCCACGGAGAGATCCAGATCACCGAAGTTCTGACGGAACTCCTCATCCGCTTCCGCAGTACCGGGACGAATACCCTTGCAGCACATCACGAAACGAAGCAGCCGATCAAACGAAGTCTCGTCGTCGCCAACGATGAAGTCGATGTTCAGCGGCTTGCCAGCGAACTCCGCATCGCCAGCAGCATCCGCAACGATGCGAGTACCGAAGGCAACGATGTGCATCTTCTCGCCAGCGCGCTTGCCATTCTTAATGTCAACGACGCGATACTTGGCGGAGATAACTTCCACTTCGTATTCGTTAGCGGGAGCGATGAAGATAGTCGAGGAGAACTTGTCGAGATTCGGCTTGAAGATAGACATGAGAAGTTAGCCTGAGGAAGAAGTTTGCCATGCGTGGATACGAGAGAACACTTGCTTTGCCGTGACGTCACGTTCAGGATTCTTGAAGAGTCCACCCCAGCGAGTCTTCGCCATGATGCCACCTTCCGATTCCGTCACGAACTCACGCTTCACGTTTGCACCAGAGCCCACGGTACGGATATACCATAGCATATCGAAGATACCGGGCATGGCATCTGGTGTATCAGTCCCCGTGAAGAGAGGCTTTACTGCGATTATGTTGTTCGTTCCCTCCTTGCGATAGAGTCTTTCGTGAGCGCAGACGATACAGTTCTTTCCTTCACTACGAAGACCATCCGTAAGCTGACGAAGGAAAGACTCAACCAATCCCATCTCTGTACCGAAGTCTGCGATGGTTGGGATGATGATGTCCTTGAACTTACCAGACTGTGCGTTGCCGGAAGTCTTAGACTTTCCAGAGATGCCGTTCAACTCGATAGCCTTGTTCCGTGCAGCGATGCGCGTCGAGTTGATGTCGTCGATGACGATGCCTGACCAATCGTTCTTAGTAGCTGGTGCGAGCAGTCCGTCGATCTGATTACGAAGAGTATCGAACATCTTCGGCATCGTGGGAGAATCATCGGGATGCAACTCCACGATGAAAGGATCTGTTCCCACCTTATCCTTGAACAGCTTCGACTTCAACGTGATGATACCGTTGCGATCCGTGAGTACGATCCAGTCATCTCCTGCACCAGCAGCCCAGAACGTCTTGCCCGTACCTGCTGCACCGTACAGCATCATGCAAGTTCCTTCGATGCGCTTGTCTTGGCTCAGTCTCGTCAGCATATTAATCCTTATCAGGTCTGAGGATGTATAACAGAATCAAGGCAAAGTAAGCAACGGCCAACCAAGCTGCGACTGCGAGTCCAGCAACGAAGATGTTCAGTAGAGTTTGGAAGATTGCGTTCTGCATACTTATTCCTTGATTGCTTGTTGGTCAACTTCTTCATGCTTCCAAGGCTGGAGAAGATACTGAGTGCGAAGCATGTTCTCCATAGAAGCTTCGGATGGCTGAGTGCAGACTTGCCGGTAGTCGCAGAAGGAACAGGATACTTCGTGCATAGGCCAGACATCTGCTTCACGACACGCTGCCATCTGCTTGTGAATGAATAGCTGTTCATCAAGCCATCGCTTCACTTGCACCATCGTGCGAGATGACGGGATGTTCTGAACGTCAGGCCCGACAGTCTTCGTGTTGTAGATAGCGGTGAAGAGAACTCCGTCGATCACGCGATTCGGATAGCCGTTCTCATCCATGCCATGCTGCAAGCAAGATGCAGCGTAGATGTAACGGATAGCCTGATCGTTAGGCTCAAGACCCTGCTTGAAATACTGTATCTGTTTCGATGTAGTCTTCCAGTCACGAATCCAGATACGTCCATTCCAGCGGATGAGCTGATCCCATCTTCCTCCGATAGACACGCCATCCGGAAGAACGAAAGAGAACGGTTGCTCGATAGCTTCGACACGGATGATGCCGTTCTTCTTCTCTTCATTGTACATCGCAGACAGCTTTGCGACAGTAAGAATGAAGCGTTCCTTGCTCTGAAACTCAAAGCTCGGATTCGTCGGTGAACGAAAGAGCTTGATTGCTGTTTGTGCTGCTGCTCCCGGATCTCCCGTTTCGTAGAGGATCTCAAGATACTTATGCAACGCTGAACCCCAAGCAAACACAGACTGCCACTTCCCCTCAGGTGGAGTGCGACCAAGGACCATACGATAGAAGTATTTCCGTGGGCATTCCTTGAAACACTTCGTCGCTGTGTGATCCATGCTTTCAGGTTCAAAGCGTGGCAATGTCGGGAGCAGTTTCTTTGTCATGTTTGTATGCGTTCGTGGATGCGTGTCAGTACATCTTCGATAGGAGCTTCATCCTGCTCTGCTTCTTCACGAAAGAACTGAAGCAAAGTAGAAAGAAGAACAGAGAGCTTGCCGTCCGGATACGTTTCGTAGAACCAACGAACATCACCTTCTGGTAGCTTAACGTTAGTCAGAGAACGAGACATATAGACAGGAGTAGGAGGATGGCTGACCATCCTGCCCATTCACCTTGTGATGTTGCAGCAAGCTAACGTTTGGACGATGCTTCATCCACGCAGCCATCGCAAGCGCACACACAAGATTGGAACCAGAGAGAAGCAAGAAGTCATCGCTCGTTGCTTGCTTCGCGTAGTTCTCGAAAGTACTGAGGATGGAAGTTGCACGATGCAAGGGGATGAATCCCTGAGTCATGTTCACAAGCTCGCCGTGCTTCTCAGCAGAGCTGTAGTCGTAGCTTCCGTTGTAGTTGGTAACGAAAACCTTTGGCTTCTTGTCAGTCATGTGAAGATGCGGAGGAGGTTATTGTGGATCGAGTACTTGTAACCACGACGCCCGAGGAAGTTAAGCAACGCAGTATTCGGAATGGATCTATCACCTGCAAGAATGCGCTGCGTGTCTTGCTCAAGCGAAGAGAGCTGCACGAATACCTCAGCTGGATTCTCCATGAGAAGATGTTGCGTCAGCTGAATGTCGTTCAACTCCATCGCAGGGGAGTTGTTGGTGCGAGGAATACTGATGTTGAAACTGTTCGGATCGTAGTCAGTATTCTCTTGCCTGTTAATCGTGAAGCCTATGATAGCCTTGGGATGGAAGTCAATCAAGATCCCAGCAGAAGTCTTCTTCATGAAGAACTTACTGTTCCAATCTCTACGAAGGAGAGTCTTGTATAGAACAAGATTGTTCTTCATCGAAGACGGAGAGTGACACTCGATCATGAAGTTGATACGTTCATGCTGTTCCTTTCCAAGCTGTTCGTCAATCGCATCAGCGATTGGTTGCAGCCTCTCCATCATCGCTACACTTAGCTTGCCCATGAGTTTGTCTCTCGTTTAGAAGTAGTTGATGTGCGAGTTCAGCTGTGCCACGAAGACGTGGCCAAAGATCTGGAATGCTTGACGCAATCAAGAAGATACCGGATGATACAAGGAATGCTCCGAGTTCATGCAGCTCTTTCTCAGGGCACAGCTGCTTTGCATACCGTACAATCTTGTCGGCTGCTTCTTCAAGCTGCGCCATTGCGTTGTTCCTTGATGGCTTCCTTCATCTTGATGCGCTTGTATTCCGTGAGTGCAAACGCAACAGCTTCCGGCGTGGATCTGCATTGCACTCCGTTGGAATTGTACGCAGACTGATGCGTCGTGATGTCGGTGAGAATGTCGATTACTTCATCGAGAGTATCCGTCCGAAGTGAGCGGTTAACGAACTGTGAAAGAGCGTATGCCCAACCTGCGATGGAAGTGCCAGCCTTTCCAATAGTAATGGAGATGGTGATTGGATTCGTTTCGACTACGAAGATATTCGCCGTACCATCCGGCGTTGTCCATCGAAACGAATACATGGGAAAGGTATCAGTCTTCGTCATCGTCGTCATCATCGTCGAACTCTACATCGCTATCATCGAAGTAATCTTCTTCCTCATCATCTTCCTCATCAACAAGGTTAGCAGGAACCTCACCGTAGACGATGACATAATCCAGCTTAGTCAATGCATCTACTAGTTCCTTCGGTGGCTCGTATCCCTCTGCATCCAACGATGCGTCAAGGATGTTAAGCACATCCAGAACAGCAGCGTTTACGTTGGGCTCAAGGTTAAGATGACGAGCGATAAGCAGACGAACATCACGGATGGCGCTCATGTTTTCTCTCAGCTGAAGTGGTAGATTTCGATGTTGTCGAGGCCCAGCAGGAATTGGCGAAGTTTCTTTTTGTTTGTATACCTCATGTTGAAATAAGAAGAGAGAATCCAATCACCCCAAAGATCAGAGAAGTATTGTACTGTGTAGTACTTACTGCCCCGCTCTTTGTACGCTATGTACAAACACAAGTGTGGTTCGTCTGGATCGTATGAGAAGAGGATCATGGTATCTCCATGTGGTAGATTTCATGGTTTGGGTAGTTACGTTCAAGCCATGCCAGCAAACTAGAAGGAGTAAACATACTAGACATAGCAGACTTTTCCCACCTTGCATTTCTTGGATGACAATATTCCACGGTAAGTAGTCCCCTCTCGTCTTCCATGTATCCTATGTACAGCATGCAAAGCTCGTCTTTCAAACTGTAGAGTGAGAAGAGGATCATAGGTCATCGTCGTGAAAGATTTCGTAACCTGGAAACGAGTATATGTAAGACAACAGTTCTTCTTTGCTGTTAAACTCAAGATCAACTGGACTAGGAATGAAACGGTTGGCTGAGTAATTGTCGTAATACTCTACGCGCCACCGATTGAGATGATCCAAGTATGCTATGTGTAACTTGAAAAAGGGCCAAAGGAGATTAAATAAAATCATATCATTTTACCGGCCAGAAGTATTCGATGTCATCGTAGTTCTCCGGAACATCCGGGAACTTTGGAAGATAGAACTCTGCATCTTTGCGTACAAGATTGCAACGATGCGAGAAGGTTAGCTTGTCACGAAGAAGGGGATCTGCCCACCAGAAAGGCACGATGTATTCGTGTCGCTTGAGGCGCTTCATGAAGAACTCGCCAAGCTTACGATTGTCTAGGATTCCTCTGTTGTCACACTCCATGCAAATGTGCAACGCATACATGCAAAGCACATGCTCGTATCCTCTCCACATCTTCGTCGCTGGATGATTGCGCCATCCAATCGCAGGACCGATGACGTTTTCATCTGCGTCAAGACGAATGCCACGCGCAGCGTTGTAGATTTGCATACACTCAACGCGTTGCTTGTTGAGTCTGCGAGAATCTAAGGAGCGAGCGCAGTCAAAGAATGTACGATGCGGTAGAAAAGTTTGCATGTTTGTGTTGGAAAGTATGTGTGTGGTTTTTGTGCGGGGTGTTCTTATATGGTAGCGGGGGGTGGGTCCGGAGTCAAG